CGCAGCAATCTCTACGGCAGCAACAGACGCCACAAGCAAGGCTAACGCAGCTCAAGCCGCAGCAATCTCTACGGCAGCAACAGACGCCACAAGCAAGGCTAACGCAGCTCAAGCCGCAGCAATCTCTACGGCAGCAACAGACGCCACAAGCAAGGCTAACGCAGCTCAAGCCGCAGCAATCTCTTACACAGATTTGTTATCAACATCATTAGATAACACTTTGGCCGAATATGTTTTAGAAAATGATAGAAATCAAATTAATGGATTTGCTGGATTAAATGCTTCTGGCAAGTTGCTAGATTCAGTCATACCAGATTCAGTAAACGCATATGCAGACTCTAAAGTAGCGGCACTTGTAAATTCTGCACCATCAACACTAGATACTTTGGGAGAGCTAGCAGCAGCATTGCAGGCAGACGAGTCCGCATCAGCTACTTTATCGGCCCTAGTTGGAACAAAGCTATCTTCATCAACTGCTGCATCAACATATGCACCACTTGCCTCACCAACATTTACAGGTACCGTCTCAGGAATTACAAAGACCATGGTTGGACTAGGACTAGTAGACAACACTTCAGATTTATCAAAACCAATTTCTAATTCACAGCAAACAGCCCTAGACACAAAATTAAATCGGTTAGTACAAACAAACCAACAGTCTGGATCTTATCAAATAGTTCCGTCAGATGCATTTAAGTTAATTGAAATGAGTGGAGGAGGAACCTTAACAATAGTAGAAAGTTTAAGTTTTCCAGTTGGAACAACAATAGAAGTTTTGCAGACTTCTAATAGCCAAGTAACAATTGCTGGGGGAGGCTTCGTACCAGATTCTACACCTGGATTAAAATTAAGAGCAAGATGGTCTTCTGCAACTCTTTTAAAAAGAGCAGAAAGCTCATGGGTTGTAATGGGCGATTTGAGCGCCTAAAGTGGTAACTAGATTTTATGGAATACGAACTGGTGTAAGAAAAGTATCAGTACCTAATATTATAGGTATTAGTAAAACTCAAGCACGTATTAATTTAAGCAATATTGATTTAACTTATTTAGAGCAAACTACACCAGGAACAGTTCTTTCTGATAATGATATTGTATCTGCACAAAATATAGCATCTGGTGCAATTGTTCCAAAAGGATCAATTGTTCAGTATACCTATAAAGTATTCACCTTTACGCCACCTTACTTCCCACCGTTCTTTCCACCGTTCTTCCCACCACACTTCCCGCCGTTCTTCCCACCGTTCTTTCCACCACACTTCCCACCGTTCTTCCCACCGTTCTTCCCACCACACTTCCCACCGTTCTTCCCACCGTTCTTTCCACCACACTTCCCACCGTTCTTCCCACCGTTCTTCCCACCACACTTCCCACCGTTCTTCCCACCTTATTTTGCAGCAGAAACATGGGGACCATGCACAAGCTATCAAGTTATACAGCCAACATGTAATGGTGAAGATGTGTATCAAGGAATTTATCAAGGAACTAGAAGGACTTCTAGTCTTGGAAATGTAGAAGTTTGTAGTGGATTGTCATTTATTGGATTTGGTTCATGTATTGCATCAAATAATAGAAGTTGTGGAGGATCGGGACCAGACGGTCCTTGCTAATAAAATATGGAAGAAAAATATACGCACGAAAACTATCAGGACTGGATGCCTATGCCAGCCGAAAAGTTTATAGAAGAATATGATAAAAAAATAAGAGCAGTAAAACCTTGGGACCTTTTAAATCCAGAAGCATACACAACAGAAAGCGTTGCTAATGAAAGACTAGAAATATGTAGACAATGCCCAGAGTTTATAGCACTTACTAGCCAATGCAAAAAATGTGGATGTTTTATGGCATTTAAAACAAAGCTATCTGAAGCAACATGCCCATTAAATAAGTGGTAGTCTTAGAAATACTTACGGTATAATTAGTTTAGGCAACATCGCCAGGAGGACAATAGTGGCAAGTACATTTCCAACAAGCAAAGATAACCTTTCAAACCCAGCAGCAACAGATGATTTATCTGGACATGCTGCTCAACATGCAAATGCAAATGATGCAATTGAAGCATTAGAAAATGTAGTAGGTGTAACAAACTCTGCAGATTCATCTACTTTGACCTACAAAGTAAATGAGCTTTCAACATCACTCAATACTCTTTCAAACCAATCAGCTAATATTGAAACATTAATGGGTTTGGACGGAAACAACGATTTAACAATTTCAGGAATACAAAACAAGACTACTGTAGACTCATATAACTCAGCAGACTATCGGACAGCAACATATGCGCTACAGATTGTAAAAGCATCTACTGGCGAATCTTATTTTTCAAACATAACAGCTTTAAGAGGAGACTCAGACATATATGTATCTGAATCCAATATAGTAACAAATGCCACTTCTTCAATAGCAACAACAGCTTTTGAATCAACGGGTGGTATAATTAATCTAACAGTCACCCCAGTATCAGGAGAAGTTACTGTAAGATATTTTAGAACAGCGTTAAAATAAAGCAGTAAGAGGAGTCATAAATTATGGCAATAGTAAATAAGAACTTTAGAGTAAAGAATGGCCTTATCGTTGACGGTTCCGTCGCAACGGTAAACGGATATAACGTATTAACAGAGGCATCAACAGCCTTTATCATCAGCACAGTTGGCGGATCAGCAGATACAGCCAATACTCCTAATACTGTAGTAAAGCGTGACGGCTCAGGTAATTTTGCCGCAGGGACAATTACAGCATCTATTGTTGGTAATTTAACTGGTAACGTAACTGGTACAGTTTCAAGCCTTTCAAATCACACAACAGATACATTAACAGAGGGCACATCAAATTTATATTTTACTAATGCACGAGCATTAGCAGCAACCGCTGCCGCATACGACGCAGCAGGTGCCGCATCAAGCGCACAGGCAAACGCAGCAACAGACGCCACATCAAAGGTTGCCGCAGAAGCTTCAGCACGTAACACCGCAATTGCTTCAGCAATTGCAACAGAAGTTACAGATCGTAACTCTGCAATTGCAACTGCTAAAACAGCAGCTGAAGCCACAGCATCAGCAGATGCTACTTCAAAGGCAAACGCAGCGCAGTCTGCAGCATCAGCAGATGCTACTTCAAAGGCCAGCGCAGCTCAAGCAGCAGCGATCTCTGCAGCAGCAACAGATGCTACTACTAAAGCTAACGCCGCTAAAACAGCAGCTGAAGCCACAGCATCAGCAGATGCTACTTCAAAGGCAAACGCAGCTCAAGCAGCAGCAGAAGCCACCGCAGCAGCAGCACTTTCTTCACACCAATCAGATACAACAAATATTCATGGAATTGCAGATACTTCGCTTCTAGCAACTACAGCAAATGTAGCTACAGCCAAGTCAGAAGCAATTGCAGCAGCAGCATCAGCCTCAACATCAGCAATCTCAGCAGCAATTGCAACAGAAGTTACAGACCGTAACGCAGCAATCACTACTGCAGTTAATTCAGTTGTAGATGGTGCACCGTCACTTCTTAATACATTAAATGAAATTGCAGCAGCAATTGCAGATGATGAAAATTATGCAACAACCATGACAACAGCTTTAAATACAAAAGCACCACTTGCTTCACCAGCATTGACTGGCGTACCAACAGCACCTACTGCAGCAGCAAATACTGATACAACTCAGGTTGCTACAACAGCATTTGCTAAAGCAGAAGCAGACGCAGCTCAAGCAGCAGCAGCAACAGATGCAACAGATAAGGTAGCAGCAGAAGCAGCACTCAGAGTATCAGGCGACGCAGCTTCAGTATCAACTGCAGCAGCAGATGCAACAACTAAGGCTAACGCAGCAAAAACCGCAGCAGAAGCCACCGCAGCAGCAGCACTTACAGCACACGAAGCAGACACAACAAATATTCATGGAATCGCAGACACTGCACTTCTAGCAACTACTGCAAACGTAGCAACAGCTAAGTCAGAGGCAATCTCAGCAGCAGCAACAGATGCTACAACCAAGGTTGCAGCCGAAGCTTCAGCACGAAACTCAGCAATTTCAACTGCAATTTCAGGTGAGGTCACAGACCGCAACGCAGCAATCACAGCAGCTCAGTCAGCAGCTCAGTCAGCAGCAGAATCTACTGCAGCAAGCGCTCTTACAAATGTAAAGAATGGCACAACACCATTCACAGTAGTTAATGTAAATGATGTTGCAGCAGTACGGGCAGCAACTACAACAGTAGCATCCGCAGCAACTGTAAATGCTCTGACATGGGCAGCAGCAGATTACAGAACAGCTAAAGCACTTGTTAAGCTAAAAAATGGTGTAAACACTCAAGTTTCTGAGGTACTGCTTACACTTGATACAAGCAACAACGTAGCAATAACTGAATTTGGAACAATTACAACAGGAGTAGATCTTGGAACAGTAACAGCAGCATATGTTTCAGGCGATGTTTCAGTATCAGTAACAACAACCTACGCATCAACAGATGTAATGGTTTACGCAACACTGATTAAATAATTAATAAAAGGTATGGGGTCCTTTCAAAACCCCACCAAAAACATTAGGGGATATGTGAACTTAAATGGCAATAGTAAATAAAAACTTCAAGGTTAAAAATGGCCTTAACGTAGCAGGACCTGCAACATTTGATGCAGCAGTAAATGTAGACAACTTAGTCTTAAATTCAACCCCCCTTGCCTTCGACTCATCAACTGGAAGATTAAAAATCCAGATTAATGGTGCTTGGAAGGAAATTGCCCTTTTAACAGATGCGGCAGAAGATCTAGAAGCTCTAACATTTATGGATATTGGATTGGCTATGGATTATAATGGTCAGCCAATCTATACAGTATATGCAAACGGAGTAAATACCACAGCCACAAAATTTGCGGACGGTGGAGAGTACTCAACAGAAGTATATAGCATGAGCTTTGATTCTGGAACAATTGCATAATTGTTTTGGAATTATTGTAGTGCTATAATTAACAAATAAGTCTAAACAAGGGGTGGCAAATATGTCAACAGTAAGAATTCAAGTAAGAAGAGGTACCGCTTCACAATGGACCTCAGTAAATCCAATTTTGGCAGCAGGAGAAATGGGTGTCGAGTCAGACACAAACCTATTTAAATTCGGTAACGGATCTTCTACATGGACTGCCCTTGCATATGCAAACAATTCAGATGTAGCGATTGGTGAAATATCCCAAGACGCAATTAACACCGCCCTTTCAATGGGAGCGGGGCTCACAAAGTCATACAACGATGGAACGAATACAATCCAGATAACAGTAGACTCAACAGTCGTAGCACTTAAGTCTTATGTAGACACTGGCGACGCAGCTTCAGTATCAACTGCAGCAGCAGATGCCACTACAAAAGCTAATGCAGCCCAAGCAGCCGCAATTTCAGCAGCAGCAGCAGATGCCACTACAAAAGCTAATGCAGCACGAGCAGCAGCAGAAGCAACAGCTGCAGCAGCACTTTCAGGTCTTTCAAATACAGTAGATTCAGATTTTGTACCAGTATCTGACCTTGGTCAGCCAAATGGTGTTGCAACACTTAATGCAAGCACAAAAGTTCCTACATCACAAATAGATACAGATATAATTGCTCTTAAGACATACGTTCAATCACAAGATACAGCTGCTATTCTTTCAGCTAACACTTACACTGATGGTCAGGTTGCTAACTTAATTGGTGGCGCACCAGCAGCACTAAATACTTTAATTGAACTTTCTACAGCTTTGGGTGCAGATGCAAACTTTTCAACAACAGTAACAAATGCACTTGCTTCAAAAGCACCACTAGCCGCACCAACATTTACAGGAGCAGTAGTTCTTCCTTCAACAACTTCGATTGGAAATGTTGAGGGTGGGGAAATTGCTTACCTAGATGGAGTAACATCTTCAATTCAAACTCAAATTAATGACAAGGCTCCTTCATCTGGCCCAACATTCAGCGGCACAGTAACACTACCTTCAACAACTTCAATTGGTTTAGTAGACGCAACAGAAATTGCTTACTTAAACGGAGTAACATCAACAGTTCAGGGTCAGCTCGATGCAAAGGCACCACTGGCTGGACCAATATTTACTGGCTCAGTAACACTCCCATCAACTACAGCAATAGGCACAGTAGATGGAACAGAAATTGGATACCTAGATGGAGTTACATCAACAATTCAGGGTCAGCTCGATGCAAAGGCACCACTGGCTGGACCAATATTTACTGGCTCAGTAACACTCCCATCAACTACAGCAATAGGATCAGTTGATGGAACAGAAATCGGATATCTAAACGGAGTAACATCAACAGTTCAAGGTCAGCTTGACTCAAAAGCACCACTAGCTGGACCGATATTTACTGGCTCAGTGACACTACCTTCTACAACAGATATTGGACAGGTAACCGCAGAAGAAATTGGATACGTAAATGGAGTAACATCTTCAATTCAAGGCCAGCTCGATGCAAAAGCACCATCCGCAGGCGCAGTATTTACAGGAAATATAACCCTTCCATCAACAACATCAATAGGACTAGTTAATTCAACTGAAATTGGATACTTAGATGGAGTTACATCTGCGGTTCAAGTACAACTTGATGCACTAGCGCCAAAAGCAAACGCAGTATTTACAGGAACATTTGAAGCCCCAGTAGCAACAATTACTGGAGCCATGATGGCAAACGGAACAGTTACATCATCCCAGATTGCAGATGCAACAATTGCAACAGGCGATCTTGCAGACGGAGCTGTAACTTCAGCTAAAATTTTAGACGGAACTATTCTAACAGGAGATCTTGCAGACGAAGCTATAACATCAGCTAAGATTGCAAATGGAACTATTGTAGATGCAGATATAAATGCGTCAGCAGGAATAGCCACATCAAAGATTGCTGGACTAGATACAGCACTTGGACTACGGGCTACTCTAGCAGGTCCAACATTTACAGGTACAGTAGTTCTTCCGTCAACAACTTCAATAGGCCTAGTTGATTCAACAGAAATTGGATATGTAAATGGAGTAACATCTGCAATACAGACACAGCTGGATGCAAAAGCACCACTTGCCTCACCAACATTTACAGGTACCGTCTCAGGAATTACAAAGACCATGGTTGGACTAGGATCTGTTGATAATACAGCGGATGCTTCAAAACCAGTATCAACAGCACAGGCTACAGCAATCGCAGCTGCCAAATCAGAAGCAATTGCAGATGCAACTTCACAAGTTAATGCACTATTAACAGGTGCACCAGCAGCTCTTAACACACTTGATGAACTTGCTGCAGCACTTGGTGATGATGCAAACTTTGCCTCATCAGTAACAACCTCTCTTGGACTAAAAGCACCACTTGCCTCACCAACATTTACAGGTACAGTAACAGTTGCAGCAGCTGGCGTTGCGTTTACAGATAAAACACAAACAAAGGCTGGCGTACCTTCACGAACACCAATTGCAAGTACAATTTCTGCAAGCACAACATTGGCAGGAGGCCTACAAGATAACATGGTTCCGCTAGCTGGAGCTGTAGCAATTACAATTGGCGATGCATCAAATGCACTGTATGCTGTTGGAGAATCAGTCGATTTCTACCAGATATCAGGAACTGGTGCAAGCTTTGCTAAAACAGGATCAGTCAACCTTCTCTTCACACCAGGCGCATTGCTTAGAACAACATATTCTTCAGCAACTGCACAAAAAGTATCTTCAACTGACTGGTTGATATACGGAGATTTGAAAGCTTAATTGAATAGGGGAATATAAATAATGGCAAAAAAAGTAGGTAAACACTCCGCAGCGGCTAATGATTTCTTAGAGCCAAAGCCAGTAGTAATAACATCAGCAACCGATATTGGAACTGAACGAGTTTTAAATAACGGAGCAATTAATATAATCTGGACACTCCCAGCTGGATCGCCAGAAGCAACACTATATACCATTACCCCATCACCAGCAGTATCTGGAGCACCTTGGACAACAACAGGATTATCATATCTTGCACAGGGATTGGCCTCAGATCAGCTATATACATTTTCAATTGTTGCGTCTAATGGCGCAGGCGCAGCAGCAGCAACAGTAACATCTGCTGTGCGGTCAACAACAAAGCCAAGCGCTCCAACTTCAGCATCAGTAGCTTCAGCACACCCAGTAGCTAATCAAGATACAGTTACATGGTCTCCTCCTACATTTACTGGAGGAAAGGCTATTTCAAGCTATACAGTTGTTTCTTCAGATGGCCCATCTTATCCAAACTCTGTTTCTCCAAAAGCTATCGCAGAGACAGGTGGAACAACTCAAAGTTATACAATTTATGCAGTTAATCCAAACGGCTCAAGTCCAGGAACGGTTGTTGGACCAATAACAACATTTACACCACCTCACTTTCCGCCGTTTTTTCCACCTTACTTCCCACCATTCTTCCCGCCGTTCTTCCCACCACACTTCCCACCGTTCTTCCCACCTTACTTCCCACCATTCTTCCCACCGTTCTTCCCACCACACTTCCCGCCATTTTTCCCACCTTACTTCCCACCATTCTTCCCACCATTCTTCCCACCTTACTTCCCACCGTTCTTCCCACCACACTTCCCACCATTCTTCCCACCATTCTTCCCACCTTACTTCCCACCATTCTTCCCACCACACTTCCCACCATTCTTCCCACCGTTCTTCCCACCTTACTTCCCACCATTCTTCCCACCACACTTCCCACCGTTCTTCCCACCATTCTTCCCACCTTACTTCCCACCATTCTTCCCACCACACTTCCCACCGTTCTTCCCGCCATACTTTGCGCCACCAACATTTGGTGGAAGTAAATGGTCACCAAGAGCATACTAATAAGTAAAGTTGGGGGCTAGCAATAGCCCCCAACAAATGCTATAATTTAAATAGGAGAAATAATGACAAACAAAAGATATGTTTTAGTAGCAGGCGACTCAGTAGTAGACATCGTTGTATTTAATGACGCCTACTCTCAATATGAAAGATGGTCAGAGGGGTTTTCCTCAGAAAACATAACTTTTAAAGATGTTTCTGGTAATGAGAATGCAATAATAGGGTCAACTTATGCAGACGGAGTATTCACAAAATACAACGAGCCGTCAATTCCAGTAGACGCATTTACTGGAAGATATGCAGCTCTTGCCGACAATAAAATATTCTATTTAAAGTTTGCAGACGACGGTCAGCTAAAAGATTTTTACGACACCAACTGGGAGAATATTTCAAATGTAGTAGAAATAGATGAAACCCAAGATGTTAGCTTTTTAAGTAAGTGGGCAGGTCCAGGCTTTATTAACTAATAAAGTTTTATAGTAGAAAGATAAAAAATGGAAAAAAATTTTTCCTATTCATCCAAAGAAGAACTTGCACCTGGAGTATGGGTGTATAGAGATGTATTCAAGCCAGAGTTTGATATTATAAATAGACTTGAAGGCACACTAAAATCTAGTAATGGTCTATACAACTGGCAAGACGCAACCGTCGGATATAGAGAAAAAATGCCATCCTATCGTGACTGTGTAGATTTTAAAATAAACTTCTTTGACTATCCTGGTAAAGATCCATACATGGTTAAATTTGATGAAATATGGAAAGACTCCAGAGACGCACAAAAAGTTGCATTAGATGATTACTCTGCTTTTTATAATATTGAATTAAAATATTGGGAAGCAATGAACTTTATTAGATATGGCGAAGGCCAACACTTCTCGTATCATTCAGATCACGGATGGTCTTATATTTCAGTAGTATCTATGGTTGGCTATTTGAATGATGATTATGAAGGCGGCGGACTAAGATTTGATAAGATAGACTTAGAAGTAAAGCCAAGAGCTGGAGATCTATATATATTCCCTTCATCGTATCTATTTTCACATAGCGCATTGCCAGTAAAATCTGGAACAAAGTATTCAGTTGTTACAATGACAGACTACAATGATGCCACACACACTCAAGAATTCTACAGACAGTTTAAATCAAGCGCATCAGAGCCAGAGTAATGTTCAATATAGATGTATACAGAATAAGTCAGTCACCAGCAGAGATAAAACAATTAGGCATTAAAAGAGACTGGATGGATGACACTGATGACTCACACGCATACAAATGTTTTCCATTAAGCTTAAGCAATTCACTAGGATGGGGACTTTATTTCCCAGAAGACATAACTTTTATCTGGGATGGCATTTCTTCATCCAATACAAGCGATCACGTCAAAATTCTTAAAGGCGAAAAGTATGCTTATACAAGTAGAGAAAATGCAACTATAAGTTTTAGAACAGGCTTACTGATAAGAACAGATCCAGACGTTACAATGCTTGCAATGCCTGCTCCAAATTATATATTAGACGGAGTACAGCCATTTACAACATTAATAAGTACATCGTTTTTTAAAGGTGAGTTCCCAGTAGCTTGGAGAATAACAAGACCAAATGTAGAAATAACAATTAAAGCTGGTACACCAATAGCTTCTTTGTTGCCAATATCATTATCAGGACTAAATAATTCTGAAGTAAATTTAAAATCAATGTTTGATTTAGAGCCAGGGTTTTTTCCTGGTGAAGATTATGGTAAAATAGTCCATGACATTAATTCTTCAGGACGGTGGACAAATTTTTACAGAGATGCTGTAGACCATAAGGGTAAAAAAATTGGAGATCATGAAGTTAAGTCTTTAAGGCTTAAAGTCAATGATGGAAAGCCAGAGATGTGCAATGACAAATAAAATAATATTTCATTCTGCAAAAACGTATAATAATAAAAATGGAGAAAATGGCCCAGTGCCAGCAGCAAACTCAGTACCATTTTGGTGGAAAGACGCAGATAGATATATTAAAGACCCTAATGGAGAGCCTTATATAAATGCAAGCGGAGTTGGAAAAGTTCTAAGCTACAAGTCCTGTCCAGCAATGCTTGATACATTTACATCTGGATACATGCTAAGAACACCATGCGATTTAGATTTTTATATAAAAAGAGGCAGAACCAAAGTAAGAATACCTGTTGGATTTGAAGATATTGTTGGTGAAAGAGAACCAATGGAAGGATTTCAAACACCCCCAGGATTTGATGATAGACATTTTCATTGGTATTTAAATTGGGCACCGCAAGTTCCCAAAGGGTACAGCACTCTCTATGTTCAACCACTTAATCATTTTGATTTACCATACGTTACTGTTGCTGGTATAATAGATAGTGATAAGGTTACAAACTCTGGCCTACTGCCATTTTTTTTAAAGACTGGCTTTGAAGGCGTAGTTCCAGCAGGAACACCAATTGTTCAAATATTTCCTTTTAAAAGGGAAGACTGGGAAATGGAATATAAGTTCTACACCCCAGAAGAAATCTTTGAGCAGACTAGAGAAAATTCATTAAAGTTTAGGGATCCAAATGGTGGTGTCTATAAGAGAGACTACTGGGAAAAAAGGAAGTATAAATAAACATGTCAATGCAAAAACAGATTAACACAAATGAAGGTCATGATTATAAAAAACTTGGCTCAATAACCCCATCTGGATTTTTTGGTAATTCAGTAGATAATATTGTTGAATTAAAGAACTTCGTAACCGATGAAGAAGCAAGAAGATTAACAAATTTTGCTCTTAATAATAAGACTTGGGATATAACAAGCTCTCACACAAATGAAAATGGAACAGTAATCTATGATGCAAATGTTTGGGCGGATAGAGTTTGCACAAGAAGATCAATGGAAATTTCAGCTGATCCGACAATTGTGAATCTTGTAGAAAGCCTAATTACAAGACTACAGCCAGAAGTAGAAAAGTTTTTTAATGTAAAAATCCAAGCCACAGGACCAGCAATTGTTAGATGGCCAATTGGAACAAGACAAGACCCACATGCAGATAAAGAACTGCATGAGGGCCCAGATGCTGGAACACCAAACGATTTCCCACATTATGACATTGCATCATTGTTTTATTTTAACGATGACTATGAAGGCGGAGAGCTATTTTTCCCAGTACAAGGCATTGAGATAAAGCCAAAAGCTGGATCTGCATATTTTTTCCCAGGAGACATGCATTATGTTCATGGAGTCAGACCAATTATATCTGGTAATAGATACACCTCTCCATTCTTTTGGAACATACTAGAGCACACTGGAGATAAGAAGCCATAATGTCAATAGAGCATGTAGAAATCTATCCTAAAATCTTTGTTTATAAAAACATGTTTAAAGATTTAGATGGCCTTTTAGATGCAATAAAACAGTCAGAGATAAACCCAGAAGGTTCTATTATGAGCGAGTGGGAAGACTGGTATACATTTGGAACAGAGATAGACACATTTAATCTTAATCTTGAAAAAACAGATAGAGTAGCAAAAGAAGAAGAGCAGATCCAAGACGTAAATAAAGTTTTTTATGAAGTGGTAAACGATTACTTTAAAAAACACAATGTAGAATATAGCTTTGATTTATTTTTAGATGAAGTAGATGGTGAAGAAAAAAGCAAATGGATTAAGATGGGCCCGTCTATATGTAGGTATAATCCAGATAAAGATGTTGCAGACAATTTAGCAATGCAATATCACACAGATTATCAAATTGAAAAAAGAGATGCTAGAGGATATAATTTTTCAGTATCAGTAACAATGTATCTTAATGATGATTACGAAGGCGGGGGAATTGATTTTTATATAAACGAAAAGCTATTCTACTATAAGCCAGAAGCAGGAGATATAATTGTTTTCCCAGCGGGGGATCCAGGATTCCTTACAGAAGATGAAGAGTTATATAGACATGGGGTTAGAAATATTAAAGGTTCTCCAAAGTACTTTATTAGAAACAATATGCTAAGATTTAATGAAGGAACAGAAGAGTGGATAAAAAATCAATCGCTTTATGGCAAAGATTTATGGCAACAGATGGAACAAGAAAAATGGAAAGCTAATAGAGAAATTGGCTTTTATCAAGAAATTACTGAAAAAGAAATAGAGAGTGCGGTGAGAATTAAATGACATTTAATTTAGAAAATAAGAAAGAGCTAAAAGAAGATATTTATTTATTTGAAGACTTCCTTACTGAAGAGGAATGTGAAGCAGTAATAAAATACTGGGCGCACTCTGTAGAAAAAGGCACACTGCCATGGCAGGGTATTTCTTTTTATGAGTCATATGCGTCTAATCTACCAAACGATGAAGACGTTGTTAATTTTGGTCTTCCAAGAGACTTTTTTGATACGCTGGAAAAAAAGATTCAAGAGGCAATGGAAATAACTAGAGGAGACTCAGTTAAGCTAGTTAGTTACCATGCACAAAAATGGACAGAAGGAGCATTTGCTGGATACCATTCAGACAATAGCCCACTTGACGATCCAGAGTATAATGCATTTGAAAGAAGTAAATGGGCAGCATTCCTTTATCTTAATGGAGATTTTGAAGGCGGAGAACTAAACTTCCGTGACCATGATATTTCAATAAGGCCAAAAGCTGGAATGCTTGCTGCATTTTCAGGTGGTCATCATAATATACACGAAGTCCAGATAATAACAAAAGGAATTAGATATACAATTGGATCTTTCTGGGATAACGCCGAAGCAGAGTATTCAGAAGAAACCAAAGCAAAGTGGGAAGAAGAAATAACTGAAGCTAGAATTAGACAAGCCGACGATCAAAAGGTATGGCAAGAAAATAAGTCTAAAGGGATAATGGAAGAGCCGCCTCCATATCAAAAAGAACGATTGAATAGGGGTAAGTAATGGCAATGTATGAAGCACAAGAGCTATCAAAGAACATTTTTTATTTTAAAAATGCTATTTCCGAACCAGCTAGGCTTATAGATTTTATTGAAAAGCAAGATGGAGAAGAAGACGGCAACACAAAAATAATTTCAAAATGGGCACCTTGGAGAGCAAGCAATTCCCCTACAGATATCTACGGGGAAGAAAAGCTAATAAGCTCTAATTTTAAAGAAAAAGAATTAGCTCCAAACGCAAAAGAGCTTTATATCATTAACAGCATAAGGTCTAACATGCATTACATATGCACACAGTACAAGATATATAACGATCTTGAAGGAGATGTAAAGCTAGACCCAGAATTTGGTATAAAGAAATACTATGTCGGAGAAAGCCTTGGCAAGCATGCAGACCAATATGATGGCAATTTTAAGCTTAGGTTTTCAATTGTAGCTTATTTAAATGATGACTACACAGGCGGAGAGCTAGCCTTTGCAAATCAAAACGTAATGATAAAGCCAGAGGCGGGGAGCATAGTTATATTCCCATCATCTGAGCCATATCTTCATGAGTCAAAAGAACTAAAGTCTGGGGTCAAATATATGTGCCCAGGATTCTGGATGCACTAAAGCAATAAAAAGTGGTAAAATGAAGATATGCTATATAAACAAGTCGTATTAAAAGATAATCCAATTGGCTTTTGGCCTCTTGATGAATCTTCTGGTGCAACTGCTTATGATTATTCTGGATCGCAAAACCATGCTTCCTATAACTTTACCCCAGATAATAAATTTTTACCCCTTGTTCCTGGCGGGATTCTTGGAACAAAAATAAGCGGAACAAACAAAATAACTTTTTTAAATTTAAAAAGTCCATACGGCAATTACATCCAAGGCGCACTTGCCGATAAATATAGTTCTGATGTTTCATTTACAATAGAATGCTGGGTTCAATTTAATGAAGTTACTTCTGCAACAATATTTGCAGACCAATCAAATGATATAGGATTTTATTGGGCAAACGACGCTATAGTATTTTCAATAGGAACAAATAAAAAAATATATCATCTTGTTAAAGATAAATACAAGTCTATGCATGTTGTGGGAACCTACTCAAACAACCTAATGAGCTTGTATCTAGATGGAGATCTGATAGAAACAATCGATGTAACAGATTTTCTTTTTACAAATTCTACATTTGCTCCACAAATAGGAACAGTCTCTGGCGGCGCATCTTCATATATGATAGTAGATGCCCCAGCTATTTATAGATATCAGCTATCAAACTATTCAATATTAACTCACTATCAAATGGCAGCATTGCCAAATTATGTTTCTATTGCAGATCCAGAAAATGGAAGAGCTTTTTCAAATACAGACGGTACATCTTTATTAAGCTTAGTATACCAATACGGATTTAATAGAGACATGCAGCTCTTACAAAATGACGATCTATATTACAACACATTGACAAAAGAAATTTCTCTTTTTAAAACAGAAGAAGCAGTGTCTAAAACAACAGAAGTTATAGACGTAATATCAATACCCATGATGCTAGACTTTGTTTCATCAAAAATTGAATGGTCTTCTGACAACGGGGTATCCATCTATACTAGCTCAACTGGTGAATCTAACTCATACGTACAATGCGAAAATGGATTTCCTATACCACAATATCAGTATAACTCTTTGGCTGATTCTGGAATAATATATCTAAAGGTTGTTTATTCAACGACAGACTTATCTAAATACACTCCTTCTTTAGAAAATTTATCAATAACACTGTACTCAGAACTTAGCGTCACGGCATCTAATTCACCAGCCACGCTATCTTCATCTTCTAATATTTCAATAGGATCTAAGTCCGTTCCAGCTATAAAAAGAAATAGGGCATCTGGAATTCGAACTGGTGGGTCAGGATCATTTACTGTGTCAGATACAGAAGAAACAAAAACAGTTGAAATGGTGTACACCCCTGAAAATATAAACGCTTCATCTTTAATGTCTAGAGGGTCCAGCCAGATATCCTGGAATCAGGCGGGAGTCATATCAAAGTCTGGTTTTGATAGCCTATATATCAATGGGTCGCTAGTTTCATGGTCAAGTAATATATGGACGTATTTGACAAAAAATCAGCCTTCTCACATTGTTGCGGTATTTACGGCTGGCGGGACAGAGGACATTGTGTTTAATAATCAAGGTATAGCCTCTAAATATGAAGGCATTTCTTTGTATCCATCATCTGTAACAATAAGCCCACCTGTTCATTATGCAATGCATATTGGCTCATATTATGAAAACATATCAAATGAGTCAATGACCGTGACAGAAATTGGCACCCCTATATATAATTATGACTTTGTTGTGGTCAAAACCGTATAATCTTGTCAAGGCCTTGGACAAAACCTAGACTTTAATATCAAATAATGGTACAATTAAGGTCTATGAATATCTTAAACCAAAAATCACAGATTCTAGAAGAAACCACACTTGGCATATACGTGTGGGAAATGCCCGATGGCAGATGGATTGGAGACGATGATGGCAACTTCCTATCAGTCACATCCAAAAAAGGAAACAGATCTAAAATGGACGCTTTGGCTAGAGAGGTTCGCTCATACGGTATTTATGAGGGCCAACCTAAATTCCTTTCTGGCAGAAGAAAAATCGATGACGAAGAATTTGAATATCAAAACGAAAGACTAAAGTGGGGCCTAACACCAGACCCTATGGATATTGGTGTTTATAAAGACTCAATGTTAAGAAATGGTAAGGTCAAATGAAAAGGCTAGAATCTATAGAAGACGAAATTGATACAGTATCCACAATTGATATATCAAATACTTCAGACTGGTTCCATTTTCAAAAGTTAGACGGACCACAAGATGACCCATTTAAGATTGGTCTAGAAGAAATTAAAAAGCTAAGAGGCCTTGGAACAAACTTTAAGCGTAAAATTAATCGTGATTTTTCAAAAGCATTTGTTGGAACAAGCGGAGTTGCCACACAGCAAAACCTACTACAGCAAGCTATTAGCGGATATGCATTATTTGATCTTGTAGAGCCAACATATAACCTAGAATATCTTTCAAAAATTTATGAAGTTTCAACATATAACTATGCCGCAATTAATGCAAAGGTTTCAAATATTGTTGGTCTAGGGTATATGTTTACAGAAACATCTAAGGCAAAAGATGCAATGGATGCAATAACAGACGATAAGCAGCTAGACAGAGCACGTTCAAAGATTGATAGAATTAAAACACAGCTAGATAAATGGCTTGACGATTGTAATGAAGAAGAGTCTTTTACAGAGACCCTCATAAAGGCCTACACAGACCTTGAGGCAACAGGAAACGGTTACATAGAGATAGGACGTACAGTCACTGGAGATATCGGCTACATAGGCCACATACCCGCTAAAACAATGCGTGTGCGTAGATTCCGTGACGGCTTCATTCAATTGCTTTATGGTAAGGCCGTATTCTTCCGCAACTTTGGGGACCTAGAAACACCTAGCCCAATTGCTGGTCAAGAAGATAGACCAAATGAAATTATACATTTAAAAAAGTATACTCCAATGAATAACTACTATGGAGTTCCAGATATTATTGCAGCGCAACAAGCGTTGGCTGGAAATGAATTTGCAGGAAGATATAACCTAGACTACTTTGAAAATAAGGCGGTCCCAAGATATATTATTACAGTAAAAGGAGCAAAGCTTTCCCCAGAGTCAGAAAGAAAACTACTAGAGTTCTTCCAAGTTGGACTAAAAGGAAAGAACCATAGATCCCTATATATCCCATTGCCAGCAGATACTCCAGACTCAAAAACCGAATTTAAGATGGAGCCAATTGAAGCAGGCGAACAAGAGTCTTCATTTAATATCTATCGTAAATCTAATAGAGATGAAATCTTGCTGGCTCACCGTGTCCCAATTAGCAAGATAGGTATCCCAGAAGGAATTAACTTAGCAGCAGCCAGAGATGCAGATAAAACATTTAAAGAGCAGGTATGTCGCCCATCACAAGATAGGCTTGAAAAGAAGCTAAACTATTTAATTGCAGAAAAGACAGATGTCGTACAATTAAAGTTTAATGAACTTAGCCTTACTGACGAAGAGACACAAAGCCGCATTGACGAAATTTATTTAAGAATGCAGGTAATTACCCCTAACGAAGTTCGCATTAGAAAGAACATGACAACCGTAGACGGTGGAGACGAAATGGTGGATTTAAAACCCCAGCAAGTAGCTGACCAAAAGGCAAAGTCTACTGGAAATAAAAAGCGAGATCAGCAAAGATCGGCTAATGCCCCAGACAAAAGCGGAGAGGCCAGAAACCCAAAGGGAGATGGTCCAAAAGTCAAGTAAGTTTAATCGACTACTATTTGCGTTAGAGTAGATAAACCTATAAAATTAAGCATATGAACATTGAAAAAGGCCTATGGTCAAGTAATGGCGACAACTTGCACTTGTCAGTACCATTTACTAAAGTCAACCGTGAAAATAGAACCGTCTCTGGTTTTGCAACATTAGATAATGTTGATCAAACAGGCGACGTTGTTACTGCTGAAGCAAGCATGAAAGCATTTGAAAGTTTCAGAGGAAACCTTCGTGAGATGCATCAGCCACTAGCCGTCGGCAAGGTTGTTTCATTTAAGCCAGAGACATACTACGACCAGACAACAAAAGAATTTTACAATGGAGTTTATGTAACTTCATATATTTCAAAGGGTGCACAAGATACTTGGGAAAAAGTTCTTGATGGCACTCTTTCTGGTTTTTCAATCGGCGGAAAAATAACAGAGTCTGACAATGAAGTTAATAAGGCGGACGGAACACAGGTTAGATTTATCAAGGCTTATGATCTAGTAGAGCTATCAATTGTAGACTCACCAGCAAATCAACTTTGCAATATTCTCTCAATTGAAAAGATGAATGGCCAACTTGTATTCAAGGGAATGGCAGCAGATGTTGTTACAGAAAATATTTTTTATTGTGAAGAAAGCGATTCTGTTTTTATGTCAACAGAAAAAACTTTTGATTCGCCAATCACAGGTAAGCCAGCAAAGATTATTGGCTGGGTAGAAAGTTCAGACATGAACAAGTCAAAAGAAATAGATAAGATTCTTGCTTCATTTAAGAAGACAAGATTAGCGTTGCCTGAAACACAAACAATTGCAAAACAGGCAAACGTAGAAGGAGGTAATGAGATGTCAGACGTACAAAATGATGTAGTTGTAGAAGCTGTAGAAGCAGAAACAATTATTGAAAAGTCTGTCGAGGTTGTAGAAGAAGTAGCAGCAGTTGAGGCTATTGCAGAAACAACCGAAGACACAACTCCTGCCGACTCCGTTGAAGAAACAGTTGAAAAAACAGCTGATCCTGACTTTGCAAAAATGTTAGGCGATCTTAAGGGATTTTTCTCGGAGACACTCGCAAAGGCTACAGACGCAAATGCGGCTCAAGTTTCAGAAATTAAAGAAACAGTTGAGTCATTCAGCAAGAGCGTAAATGGCCAAATTGCAGAGTTGGCAGAAAAGCACAATGCATTAAGCACAGCAGTGCTAGAAATCAAAGGCACCATTGATGGTGTTCAAAAGCGTGTAGATGCCGTTGAAGGCGACACAGCTATTAAGAAGTCTTCTGATCTTGGCCGTTCAGAGGTTGTAACAAAAAAATCAACATGGAACGGTTCTTTCCTCGGTTCCGTAAATGAAATCTTTTCAAACTAAAGGGTAGGTGAAATAAAAATGAGTAATGAACTATTAGAAAAAGCAGTAGCAGCAGGTACAAACGTAACTGGTAGCTATGCATCCGCAACTGGTGGAACTGGAGTACACACAGCGTCTGAAAACGGCAACGGTGGACTTCTAAACCCAGAACAATCAGCGCGATTTCTAGACTATATGTTCGACGCTACCGTAATTGGTAAGGTTGCACGTACTGTCCGAATGAAAGCAGATACAACAGAGATTGACCGTATGTCTATCGGCGAGAAGCTTGTAAAGCTTGCAACTGAAGCAGACAACACAGGAGTTAACTCACCTGTAACATTCTCAAAAATTTCTTTGACAACAAAGAAGCTTCGCATGGACTGGGAACTTTCAACAGAGTCTCTTGAAGACAATATTGAAGGCGCAGACGTCGAAGATCATATTGCCAGAATGATGGCAACACAAGCAGGTAACGATATTGAAGATTTGATCCTAAACGGAGACACTTCACTAACAGACGATGCCCTATACAAGTCATTTAATGGCGTTGTAAAGAAGGCAAAGACTTCAGGTCGCGTAGTAGATGCAGCTGGAGCAGCCGTTTCACGTGCTGTATTCAACTCTGCACTTAAGGCACTTCCACGTAAGTACAAGCAGCGTCGTACAGACCTTCGCTTCCTTGCAGGATCAAACTTGATCCAGGATTACCTATACTCAACATCTAATTCAACAAACTTTGCAAACCCACAGGATATTGCTTCAGGCATCATCCGTGGTGATGTTCCAGTTGTTGGAGGTCCAGCAGGATATGTAGCTCCATACGCATTTGGTATTCCAATCGTTGAAGTTCCACTTCTTAGCGAGACACAGGCTGGTACATATGCTAGCCCATCAGGTTCACACGGAGATATCCACTTGACATTCCCAAATAACGTTGTTATTGGTATCAAGCGTGATGTTACTGTTTACCGCTTCTTCTGGCCACGTAAGGACTCAGTCGAGTACACAATGTATACTCGTGTTGGCGTCCAGATCGAGCAAGCAGATGCTTGGGTAGTCGTAAAGAACGTTAAGGTTGCTTCTTAATTAATTAAGAATTAAACTACCGAAATGCCCCCAATTAATTTTGGGGGCTTTTCATTTTAATTTAACAATGCTATAATTAAAGGACCTAGAAAAAGGAGAATATAAGTATGTCGTTTGACACATTAAAGGTAGCCGAATTAAAAGTAATTGCAGAAGATTTTGCGGTTGACACAGAAGGCTTAAAGAACAAAAAAGACATTATTGCAGCCCTATCCGAAGAAGGAGTTTCTTGGTCAGTCTATCAAAAGACAAAGCAAGAAATTGAAGATAATCTAGAAGAGATTGAAATAATTCCTAGACTAGATCCAAAGAAAGTAGACGCAGACTCTATTTTGGTAAGAATGACAAGAGAGAATTATCGATACGATATTCATGGTCATACATTTACGAAAGAACATCCGTTCGTTGCAATGCCAGAAGAAGACGCTCAAAAAATTTTTGATACAGAGGAGGGTTTTCGTTTAGCGACACCAAAGGAAGTCCAAGACTTTTATCACTAAACGTTAACATAAGTTAATGGCAGAAATATATAAATCTCAAACATCTACAGTAAAAACAAAAATATACTGGGGTGGAGAAATAACGGATGCAGACGGACCAGTTGTAGCAACAGTAAGACAAGTAACTACTGATGGAACCGTTTATCCTACACTTGCAACTTATACTGCCACAAAACTAGAGTCGGACATTGGTACGTATCAGATTACGATACCGTACAGCCTCGCCCTACAGCCTAAAAAACTTAGAATAACTTGGACGTATCAGGTAGGCGGAATAGAGGGTAGAAATACTCAAGTTGTAGATATAGTAACTCCATACGTAGATATATCTGATGTCATAGATGATTTAAATTTTGGAACAGACCCATCTGACCCAAACTACAAAACTTATGGCGAGCTTCAGCTAGCAGAGAAATATGCTAGAAAATTAATTGAGGCTTATACAAACCAAGTTTTTTATTCATACAATGGAACACAGGTTGCCCAAGGATATGGGTCAGATATACTTCCTTTGCCAATAAGAATAGAAGAGATTACAAGATTACACGAAGAAGATGTTCAAGTATTTGAAGTTGGAGTAAATACAAACAACTGGTTTTATACACCAATAGTCTCTGAATCAAATTATGGAATAAGAGTAAATTTGCAGGACATGCAAGACGATTTAGTTTATTCAGCAAATGGAATGATACCTCCATCAATTAACAGCAGAGGATATTCTGGGACATTTAAAAAAGACTTCAGGTATAAGGTTGAAGGAGTATTTGGTTGGTACTACGTGCCAGACAATGTTAGAGAAGCGTCTAAGATTCTAATGAAACAATACTTTGAGCAAGACCGTGCTTGGAAAGATAAATACGTAAAGAACATAAGCACATTTGACTGGAAGTTTGAGTTTATGGAAGATGCACATAGAGGCACAGGGAATCTGTATGCAGATCAGCTCCTTGCACCATATATAACAAACGGTATGGTTGTATTTTAAATGAGCCTGGCAACTTCCCTAATGCCACTTCAGCTTGACATATATCTTCAATCAGATACACAAGATGCAAACACTGGCGCTATCAAAAAAGACTGGGCCTATTCTAAAACAATGCAGTGCTCTGCAAAAGGAATAATATCCAACTCAGGCACAGGTCGTGGCGGTGACAGACAAACCCTTAACACAAAATATTCTAACGAGCAAATGCTTGAAATAAGAAGCGTTGATCAGATTACTTATAGAGACAAGATAACAAACATTAGAGACATTAAGGGTAACATAGTTTGGAAAGAATTAGACTTTCCATCAGAAACCCCGACAGTATTTGAAGTAATTAGCTCAACTCCGATAACAGATCCATTTGGTAATATCCTTGCATATAACTCTATTGTTAAAAGATCGGAGAATCAGCAAATTGGAATCTAATGTCGCACTTCTTCGAGCCGCAAGCGGACTAGAAAGATTAATGGCTGGAGCCCCAGTGGGTCCAGTAAAAGATAGCAATGTAGCACAGATATCTGCATTCCTATATCATCAAGCCAATGTGCTTGCCAAATTAGATTCAGATGCAGCATTTAAAAAACTATTTAAAAGAACAATATTTGATAGCATTAATAAAGAGTTCGGTCAGTATATAGATGCAAAGGCAAGAGTAAAGCCAAACTCATTACACCATGTATACGAGTGGAATAAAGCTGGACAGCCTACAAGTAGACTATTTCTATTAAAACAAATAGATTCATCTGGACTATCATTTAAAATAGACTCAAACTTTATTCTTTCAAGATCAGCTGTTCCATCAAGAAACAAAAAGCAAAAGAAGAAATACATATTTGCAAATAAGGCGGATGTAATGGAAGCTGGGCTACCAGTTACAATAAGACCAAAGTCTGCAGAAAGACTTGTATTTGAATTAGACGGAATAACAGTCTTTATGCCAAAGGGCTCATCCGTAACAGTAAAAAGCCCAGGCGGAAAAGCATCAAGCAATCAATTTAAATTGGCCTACTCACAATTCTTTTCAGGCAACCTAGTGAATATAGCAATCAAAAATTCTGGATTTCAAAACCTATTTAATGCGGGAATGACAAAAGCGCTAGCAGTCCCAGGATCAATAAAGAAAATCCAATATTCATTTAGCCCTAACGCAATAAGAGCAGAGGCAGATATGTCATTGGCAAAAGCATTTGGAGGGGCACTATGATAGATTATAATATAGACGCAATGTATGAGATAAGAAAGCACCTATGGCAAGAGCTTATATTGAATAAAATATTCAATGACTCAGATTACTATAGTGATAATATAGGCAAAGAGATTATCCCAATTATCCCAGTCCAGCAACAGCCCGAGTTAAATCAATTTTTAAGCGGGAAGAAGCATATAGTCTATGACAAGATAGGCCTATCCTATGAAGAGAACTGGATGATATGCTGCGAAAAGATTCTATTTACTATATATGCCACTGATTTTTCAGAGATCAATCAGATTAGAAATTTAATGCTAGACGTATTTAGAAGAATGGACGACTCAGCCAAAGATCTAAATGCCTCAAAATCAACTCCAAAGATTAAGTTCTTTAACACAATGGTTGCCGAAATATCACCCACTGAGCCATCCCAAGAGCTACAGGGATTTTTGTCTGCAGATGTGATCCTTGAGGTTAAATATGCAAGAACGACAGACGGAGATGGAAGATTTAACTAGGTTGCTTTTGGGTGCATTATACTCTAAAATTAGTCTTAGAGGAAAAGAGCCTAGCCAGCTTGATTTAAAGTTTTAAAGTAAGTCAATATATATATATTTATTTAACAGGAGGTTTTACAACATGGCACAAAACACAGGTAATGCTAGAAATATTCTCGTTGGTGCGTCTCCACTGTTTCTTTCAGTAACAGACATCACTAGCGGAGACTACGTAGCTTCTGCACCAGCAGGAGTTAAGAATGATTTCGCAGCAAACAAGAATAAGACAGTTCCAGCATTTAAAACTGGAGAGTCTTACACAGATTCTTTGAACAAAGTAGACACCACGACAGCAGCAACAGGTGCAGTATCACCAGCTCTTGATACAAAGGGTGCATTTTACCGTAACGTAGGTTACACAAACAATGGTCTTCAGGTTACATACAACCCATCATACGGTTCAGTAACAGTAGATCAGCTTCTTGACACAGCAAAGCTTTTCAAGGAGTCTATGGAAGTTATGATCGCAACAGAAATGGCAGAAGGTACTCTTGAGAACGTTCTTGCAGTATTCGGTCAGCGCTCAACAACACTTACAGAATCTGGCAAAAAGCTAGGTCTTGCAGGTGGAGCTCTTGGTGAAGCGCCAACAGAGCGTCAGCTTATTGCAGTTGGTCAAGCACCAACTTCAACAGCAGAATCTGCAACTGAGCGTGTATACTATGCACGTCGTGTTCTTTCTGTACAACAGTCACAGTTCTCTTTGGCTCGTAACGCAGCATCAACATTCCCAGTAACATTCCGTTTGCTACCATCTGGTGAGTTAACTCACGCAGGTGAAGAATACGGTTTCATCGTAGACCGCGTTCTTTCAGCATAATTAATTAAATTAATTAATAGGACCCCCCCAAGAAATTGGGGGGTTTCCTATTGCCCTTATATTTTCTATATGATACAATAATTATAAGTAGATCCTAGGAGGATTAAATTGGCAACAACAGTATATGATGTAGAAGAAATTACATTACAAAATGGAGACAAAGTTACGCTTAAGCCTTTAACAATTAAAGACCTAAGAGCGTTTATGGAAGCCATAAATAAGACAGCAGAAGCAACAACAGAAAATGATACGTTAACAGTATTAATTGATGCGTGTGCAGTTGCACTATC